CAATCCGCTTTTAAGTTCATATAATTATCGCGTACTGCTTTTGATCCGTTCAAGAATCCTTTGCAACGGATGTAGTCAACCGCACCCCCTCCGATGCCATCTTCATCGACCAATACATTTGAAAGTTTGACGTTGTGAGTTCTAATCAGTTCGTTACAAATTGTAACCGTCTCATTAATTGGCTTGTGTTTTAGCACAATAAACTTTTCCGCGTGTAATCCATCCCAAAGTACAATCACAGTCCTATCGTCACCCATTCGCGCGATATCCGCAGTAATGTACTTATCACCCTTCGTTTGTTGTTCTCTAAAACAACGAAGCAAATCATCGTATTCGTATAAGCGGTCTTTGGTTTCATCATAATCCCAATCTCCTTCTAACAATCTTTTGCGGTCAATGTCGGGTAATAGTTGTAACGATTCCAAGTACACTGGCGAAATGTGGGGATTATCCGTTGGCAATGCCTGTATAAAGTCGCGGTCTTTTCTTATTGTGTTATTTCTTTTGGCATCAAAAAACTCGGAATAAAGCCAACCTTTATGGGGGTTGCAAGTGAGCAGAATCTTTGGCTTGTCATCTACCAACTTATATCGCATACGCGAACTTAAAATATCAATACACTTCTGCGATACCTCACCCGCTTCATCTACAAACGCATCGGTTATCTCTATTGAACCGAACCTTTGAAACTCGGTATCCGATGGCATATCCGCTAAATCCATTAGTATGGTTTCGCTTCCATTGTACCATTTAATAACGTGGTCTTGACCGTTATACGTATAATGTTTACCCGGTACAAGTCCATATTGAGCACACAACTCAAAGAATGTAGCCATTGTACTTAATCGCAACTTCTTAAGTTCAGCACGACCAATCAAACCGCGCGTTCCTGCGTATTTCAAACGTCTTTTAATTTGCCAATCGCAACCGAGAAACGATTTTCCGCTCCCAGCAGATCCGCCATAAAGTAGTTGCCTGATATTACTATCCACTGAGAGCGCGTGTAAGGCTTCAATTTGTTTAGCGTGGTATTGTATTTCCATTACAACTTATCTTTTATTCTTTGTTGTAGTATATGACTATCCATAATATCAGCGTAAAGCAAACGCATTATCCCTTGTCTAACTTCCAAATCAAAGTTCTCTTTTTCAATACGTTTCATGTTGGTAACCGCATAATTAGATAATCCCTTTTCACTGCAAAGATTTTGGAACGACATAAACTTAAACTTTTTCCATTCATCGTCCGACCAACAATCGGGATGAATCGCGCCAAGTTCTTCAAACTTTCGCATCATTGATGGGGCTAACAACATAACCGCTACACGGTGTCCTTCCTTCCAACGTTTTAAATCACTTTCAAACATTGCTTTAAAGTCAACTGGAGTATCATCAATGGTAGTTGTACCTATTGACAACTTAGCTTTCTTTCGGTCAATGTCTAAATTCATTTGCATCTTGTGGATTTTGTATGCGTTCAATACATCGGATAAGAATTGAATAGACATTAATCCGTAATGTTCCACTCGCTTCCAAGCCATCCCCACCGCGTTAAGTTGGAACGCTAAACCAATTTCACCAATGGTAAAGAATCTATAAAACTGTTGTGCGGTATCGTATAACATCTGCGTTTCTTCAGGTGAGGGAAGTTGTTTGATTCCGCTTATAACGATTCCCTTTGCGATTAGTGACTTAAACATAGGTAAGGTGGATTCGCATACCTTCGTTTGGTTTAATGCCTCTAAATACGCTCTTTCATCATTGGTCAAGCCATTGTTGTAGTGCTGACCTTTGTACTCTACCAAGTTGTTCATTGTTGTTGTTTTTTATTGTTACAAATTTACTTAAATCCCAAGCGGATCTCATAGCCGCTTTCCAATCCTTCATTTTATTTTTTCCGTACTTCCAACCTGTGTTGGTGTAATGGCTAATAAAGACATCTGCAAAATTAAGCGCATCCTCAGAACACGCAAATTGAACTCTCTCCAAAAAATACTCCGCCACCATTTCCGCCGTCGGAGGTTGAAATGTCGTCCTCGTTGTTTTTAAATTCAACGTGTTGGATTTCAAGAGGTCTTCTAGATACGCTACCCTTAAGGTGAGTAAGTGTAGTTCGTCCTTTAGTTCGTTTTTTTCCATTTAGTTTAGTTTTTAATTCATTGCAATTATAACCCATTTGATTCATATACAAAAAAGAATCGTCAATAAATACTTGCGTTGAGATGTCGAACTGGTATAGGTCTACCATCTTCTTTAGCGAATGCAATACCGTTGCGTGGTCTTGGTTTCTTATCGTCTTGCCTATTTGCGATAAGGTCATTTTTGTACCTGCATACAATAATAGATATGCGTTAGCTCTTGCATCTACAATATGCCTTTCGCGTGAACGTGCACAAAGTTCCATATTTGTCACATCGTGCGCCTTACAAACTGCGCTGATTACATCGTTTTCGTATCCATCGAAATCATCACAGTTCTCAATTAACTCAATCAATTCGCTTTTGTATTCGTTAGTATATAATTCAAGTAGTTCGTTTAAATTCCGTACACGGTACTTAATTATAAAGTCATTTAATTTACTCATTGTTTAGTTGTTTTAGTTCGTACCATTCTCCAGTTGGAGTTGGGTTTATTGTTAGTATTAATGTTGTGTATGGCATTTTAAACACTTGTTCAAAGTTGTTTCTTAAGTTCTTTGATGCAAAATATAAAGTATCGTTATTTGGTCTATTCAGTACAAAAGCGGATGGATCATTACTCTTTGAGCAGTAACACTTTTTGTTTTTAAAGTCAAAGCCAAAAATAATCTTATCACCTTTATCAACATCAAGAATCTTCGCCACTTGGTCACTAATCATAATGCGATTGTTAGCCATATACATAAACACAACAGGTGAGGTCTTAAAGATAGTTTTGTAATTAAAACTCTTTTTTACAATCGTTAATTCATTCATTGTCTTGTCCTCCTTTGATTTCATTTATTGCCCATTCAGCTCCAAGTTTATAAAATAAGCTCGGATAAACAATAAATTTTTTATACTCTGACATAGTTTGCTCAAATGTTTCGTTGTAGTATTGCTTTCCATCCTCTCCATTATCCTTATACCCTGAACTGTATCCACATTCAAAGCTTTCCTCAATCTCCTCCTTGTGCATTGCTTTGCCTTGTTCAAAAATGACACCTATGGCAATTTGATTTCCTTGCGGTATGAGGTTTTCTAATTTCTCAACTACCCATTCAACGCTACTTTGTTTTTTGTTACTCATGACTACCTCCGTATGTTTCGTTGTAGTATTTTTCTGCATTTATTTCTTCAGATATATTACGCATATCCTTCAAACCATATTCACCATTCCATCCCTCAGCACTTGCTTCAAAACCTGAACAATAACTTTCAATAATCTGCTCACGTTCCATCTCTTTGGCTATTCGAAATACCCCATTCCATTCTTTTGTACTTTTAGAATGTATAAATGTATCATTTTTTATTTCCTGAATTAGATAATCAGTTGCTGTTTGTTTACTCATCACCTTCGTTTTTAATTGTTCGTTGTTCGCTTTCCAGTATAATATTCACAACCTCTTTAATATTGACTTTGGCAAATGTTGCAACTTTTGATATGTCGCATACGTGCATCGTCATCGGTTGCTCATGCCATCGTTTAGCCTGGCTAAAACTAATGTTCATTGCTTTCGCAAGGTTTGACGTATTGCCAAACCAAGCGAAAACGAATGTTTCCCATTTACTTTTCATTAAGTTGCTCGTTAATGGTGTCAATAATTGGGGTGAATAACTTGGCAATGTGCGGATCGTAAGAGTGTTTCTCTTGCTGCTTAATTGCCACTTCTAATACTGCTTTTAATTTGTTGTTCATAATAATGGTTTTAAAATTTTAATTGTTTCAATCATTCAAAATGGAAGGTCATCGTTATCCATCTTCGCGTTGGAGTTCGCATTATCTTTGGCATCGTCAGTTAATCCAACTCCAGTTAATAGATACTTTTCAAAAAGTTGAGCAACCTCAATAACTCTTGCGGGGTTTTCGCTATGGTTCATATCAACGGAAGCCTTCAACGCTACCGCACGTGCTATACTTTCATCTTTAGCTTGTGAGTTGTTGTTAGAGTAGTTACCGCCTGTAGCACTTGGTGTAAATTGTCTTTGTTCTTGCACCCATTTAATCTTGTGGCCTCGTCCGCTTGGTGTGATGTCGTAACTTTTCTCATCACCAACCGCGAAGGGTGGGGTTTGTGATTTACTAAACACAGTGCCAGTGTCGTTGTTGTCCATTGTCACCTCGAATTTAAAGAGGTCGTTCCAAGTTCCATTTCCTTGGATGTGCGTAATTTTCGCTTTTTTCATTTGACTTATTTATTTAATTGTTAAATTGTTTTCGTTATCTGTTGAACCTATCGCCCAAAATTCGGGGTAAAGGATTGGATGAATCGTTGCGTGGTTATCCGTGCAGGTCTTACACCAGTCCTCGGAATCTTCAATACTTAACCAAACTTGATGCAGTTCGTATTCAGTAACCTTTGATCCGCAGTTTTGACATTTGCACCAATCAATAGGAGTATCGGGTGGGTTGATTCTATCTAACATAGGTGCGCTCGGTTAAAAGGTCTTCCATTCTTTCAAGTGGAGTTCGTGGAACGGAGTTCGCGATATGCTGCGCGAGTTGGTTGTAGTCCAGGTTCTCACTTGGATAACTTGCGGATTGAACGCAAATATATTTTCTTGGGTATTTATTTAGCATTGTTAATGGCTTTTAAAGTTGTGTCTTTGTCTTGTTCGGTTAAAAAGATTCCGCTTGGGTTGTAGTTCTCAACTGCGGCTTTTAAAAATAGTAGTTCAGTATAAGTCAACTCAACTATCCATTTGTCTTGATTCTTTGCCATAATTAGAAAATTGAAAAGATAAAGATTTCTGCTTGACAAGGTGAATCTAAACCTTCATGAGCAAATGCGAATCCGTCTTGGTCGTAACCTGTAACGCAAAGATTCAACTCACTTGCCTTTTCCATTACATAGCGGTTAGCCATTGATAAAGAATCATAATTGCGAACTTCTGCATTGATTCCTTCTTTGATGTGTACTTGATACATAATTGTGTTTTTTAAAGTTGTTTGTGTTTATTATTGGAACATTGGAGCCATTGAATAAGATCCCAAAGCTAAAACATACTCGGAACCGTCAAATCCCTTTTTTACTTTTTTACGGATCACTTCTTTTTCTCCGTCAACTTTCAAAGTGACAAAATCACCTTTGCGCTCAATAACATAAGCTTTGATTGTTATGTTAGAATCGCAGATCAAAGTTGCGCTGATTGTTGTGTTTGCTTGAATTGTTTTCATTTGTTCTTTGTTTTTGTTTGTTGAGCAAATATATATACATTCTTTTCTTCATTCCAAATTTATTTTGAAAAAAAATAAAAGTATTTTGTTTTTTGTAGGTTTTACAAGGGTTGTAGGATGTAATTTAGATTCATTCTAAATAAGAAATGAAGCAAAAGATAGTTAATAGCATTAAGCCACGTGCCAAAAAGCCCTTTTCAGGTGAAGCAGGGTTACAAGTTGCGGTTATTCAGTACCTTAAAATGGCTTATCCAACCGCTATTTATTGCGCTTCTGCAGGTGGAATGTTCACCTCGATGAAACAAGCTATTAAAATGAAAGCGACTGGATACGTTAAAGGATTCCCCGACCTTCAAATTTGTGAACCCAATGAAAAGTATCACGGATTGTTTATTGAATTGAAGACATCGAAAGGAGTTGCGAGTGCTGAGCAAAAGGAATGGATCAAACAACTAAACAAAAGAGGTTATTGTGCGTCTATATGTAAAGGATTTGACGATGCTCAAAAAGTTATAGATGGATATTTCAACGGCACAATATAATAAGTACCGCGCATTTGCTCGGTCAATCGCAGGTAATGCCTACGATGGTGACGAATTGTTACATAGCACATTATTAAATATCCTCGAATCAAACCGAATCGAAATCAAAGACCAAGATAACTACATCATTTGTTCTTTGAAGTGGGAGTACACGCGCCCACGTACACGTTTTAAAAAGTTGGTAGGTGAGTTTCAATCGAACTGGAAAGACCTTGAGCCCTTTCAATTTGAGATTGCAATCAATGCCAACGGAGAAACTTGGGTAGGTAGTAGGTTAACTAATGAGCAACTCGATATACTGATCAGTAGGCTACCATCATTTGAGCGCGATGTGTTCCAACTCTATGTAATGAGCGACTTTAGTTATCGAGAGTTGAGCGAAGAAACTGGAATCCCTGTATCGTATTTATATGACACCGTTAAACGAGCCAAAGACGAAATAAAGAAATCGATTAAATATGACGAATAAAGAGATGTTTACTTATCGGATAGAGATATGCAATGCTTGTCCGATATTCAATAAGACAACCCGAACTTGTGGCACACCATTAAACAAGTTAAACCCATTTGCAGATTGGCACGAAATGAACGGAGTACGTTTTAAACCTTGCGGTTGTTTTATGGATGTCAAAGGACGTATGGCACTCCAGGAATGTCCTGCAGGGCTTTGGGGTGCGGTTGTGGATTCTAATGTTATAGACGAAGCAAAGGAACTGATTAAAGTAATCAAAGAAAGCGGAAAGGTAACTGGCGAACAACGAAAGGTATTAGGTCAACTCAAAGGGATCATTCAAGGAGGTAAGGCGGTAAGCCTACGTCATTGCGTTGGATGTGTGAATAAGATTGTAGACGAGTTAGGTCATCAATTAAAGAGAGAGGAAACCGAATTGATAAATGAAGTTGAACAACCACAAATCAAAAAACGTGGAAGAAAACGAAGAACAGAATGAGTCCGCTACATTTCTTTTTTATGTTGTATGGCACGATAGGCTTACTACTTTTTGGGTTTATCCTAATTCAGATGCGAAGCAGATGTCTTCCTTTTTCAATTGAAAACTTTTTAGGTGCGTTTACCGCTTCCATCCTTTGGCTCTATGTATTGATAAAGACTTTGTTTACTAAAAGTGAATAAATAAATAGTTGTTATTTGAGGCAACCATTGTTTTTTATTGCATCTTTGTAGTGTTCAAGGTGTAAGATATGTCCCCCTTTCGTTTTGACCTTGAACAGTTATAACGATTGGGGGATTTTTTATATAGTCAGGTGGCGTAATGAGGCGTGGTTGCCGAGTCCTATATGGTTGCTTTAAGGTTCGAGTCCTCCCTGACTGCAAGAGCAGTTCGATTCTGCAAACCCATATAGTACAGAAGTGTCGATGCTTCTATAAGCCTTCGAGGTGCAAAAGGTGTCCATTGGTGGAGTACTTTGTATGGTGACAGCACGGAAAGACGGCATTCTTTTTATTGGCGGTGTAAATACGCTTGGGTAAAAAGAATAGCGTTACAAGGGGATGATGGCACAGCGCAGCGGTAGCATAAAGGACAAAGCCGCAAGACCATCACACGAGCCGAGAATCGTGTTAAAGTAGTGTCCAGACTAATTGTCATCGGTGACAAATTAGGACTTGAAGGTGAAAGGACTCATTCGACAGAATGATAATTAACACTCAAAAGGGATTGACAACTAACTATTAAATGTTAGTAGGATATTCTCATTCTCTTTTGGTTCAGGATCTATTCTCTAGAATAATAATTATTAGTTATATTTGTAATAGATAACAATTAAAACTGAGTAAATGGATAAAAGATTTAATGTATTCATCAAAGAGCGTGATGCAGGTATTGTTACTTTAATATTCACTTATGCTACCTCAATAGGTAATAAAGAGATTGATACTATAACAATACCAACAAATGAACTTTTGATATTGTTAGATGATTGGTTTTCTAAAAATGGTGCACAATGATAATACTACCCGCACAAATCGAAAGTATCAAAAGTCGCAAAGACCGAACTACTGCTATTGTAATAGGCACAAATGAATTAACTCCCGACCAAGCAGGGCAAATATTTAGCCTTCAAAATTCGTTTGTTTATGTTGCTCTAAAAGAAGAAGAGTTTGCGTCTAAAGAGAAAGAGATAATAGATGATTTGAAAGCGGATTTTGAGATAGAGCGAAAGAGTAATGGTCAAAGATTGAGGAACGTGCTGTATAAACTATGGGAACAAGACAAAGAAGGGTTCTTGACCTTTGCCA